TTAAAAAAACGTTTCAACAATAAGTTTAACTAAAGAAAGCGCTTGTTCCGCATCCCATTGGTCAAGTTTTCCTGATTTACTATGAGCTGCGCTTCGTCTCAATTCATTAAAGGACTTTAAGCGATGGAAAAATCTATCATCCATTATGTTTTCGTTTTTCAATACTTCGGCTAAGCTAATAATGTATATTTGTTTCGGCAAAAAGTTTTCTCCTAAACGAGAGACCACAATAATTTTCAGCAATGTTTCTATTGATACTGCCGCGGTTGCAGTGCAAGCAAGATAAAGGCCATAGTTATAGGCTTTTATAGCTTCTTCGAGTTCATACTTGAATTCATCATTATTTACCTTTGCGATCACCGCTTCAGCATCATATAAATCAAGTTTTTTCTTTTTTTCTTTTTTCAAGAAAGAGTAATAGTGCCTGTCTGCAAGTTGACTGCCTTGGTATTTTGGTGTCCTCGGGTCATAGTGTGGTGGGGCATCGTCACCAAGAACGTACCAACTTATATCCCTTTCTATATAACTATCAAGGCCGGCAATTTTTAAAAGCCGATCTTCTTGTATATGTTGGGGTAGGTGATTTACCCGGTCATACTCTTCTTGGCTTTCGAGAAAATCTTCGAAAAGCCCGATCTCATCTTTAGCAGTTTTTGAGAGATCCAGGAAGCTTATTATTTCCATATTGCGAAAAATAGTAGCCACTAAAGTTGGTTTCATAAATGGAAATGCTTCTGGATTTTCTGCATACACCTCGGAATAATAACTGTTTACCCTGTCTCTATATGCCTGCAAAAAATCGGTGAAGTAAAGAAACATGTATTCCTTATATTGATCAAGATATTTAGTTTTATAAGGCAACTATAATGCCCCCTTTCCGAGTTATCGGGCTTTTATTTTAACCCGCCTTTTTCTTTCTCCCGCTTCCTCTTCTCCCTTTCCCACTTTACCTTGAGGTACGTTATAATATCCTCCTTATCTTCCTCATCCAGTGGGGCACCGTCAAAGTAGACATTGGCCTTCTTCAAAAATTCCTCCAGCTCCACGTTGGTTGGAGGGGTGTCTCGGTACCACCAGGAGGGGGTGGAGGAATTGGGCTGGTCTTTTTTCTCCGGCAAATAACCGGCGGCGGCCAGGAGTTCTTCATATGGGAAATTGTAAGCCTTAGAAAGGCCTTTTAATGTTTCTGGCGATGGCTTGATTTCTTTCCCACTCCGAGGATCGATCCCTTTTTCTAATTGGCTAAGATAAGCATGACTAATTCCCGCCCTTTCGGCGGCCTCACGTAATGGCTCATCACCACGTAACTGTCTTAGAAGCTTCGATAATTTAGTCATAAGAATAACCCTTTCCGTAAACCCTACATTACTTATTGTAAAGCATGTATTATAAAAAAATCTACTAAAAACAAGTTTGACATGCTTGACATGGAGTTAAACATGTTTTACAATATAGCCATAGGAGGTGAGGCCAGTGGAACTTAATAATCGGTTACGGCAAATACGTAGAGCTAAAGACATTACCCAAGAAGAACTGGCTAAAGCCGTAGGGGTTACAAGGCAAACCATAATTGCAATTGAAAAGGGGCACGTCAAGCGTCCGTCCGACGAAGTAATGTTGGCAATTGCCGAATATCTTGGATGTGACGTGACAGATATATTTTTTACCCCTCTTGTAAGACATGTCAAACAAAAGCACATTTCTACTTTAAATACTGGGACAGATGGCTGAAAGGAGGTGCCGCCTTGACCCCAGCCGAGCTAGCCGCGTTAAAAGAGCAAATTAAAGCGGAGCTTATGCAGGAGATGAGTAAGACCCCAAAGGCGCGATTCCCGCGGCCCTGGGACGAAGTGAAAGAAGCCTTTTTACCGCGCCTGGCTAATAGCAACCCTTACACCCAGTACCAAATTATTACGGCGATCTCAACTATTATCCGCTATTCCCTTGGCATCCAAAACGTGTCAATGCTTACCTATGACCAGGTTGAACGGGCTAAGGAAATTGCTAACAAGATACTGGATATTGCCGACCCCGCCCCAGCCGAGGCGTTAAACCAGTGAGGGGAGGTAGGAGGATGGAAGCAAATACTAGTAAGCTAAAAATCGAGCTCGAACTGGATACCACCCAGGCCGAGCAGGCTATTGCACGGCTGGAGGAAAGGCTTAGGAGGCTTTATGAGGTGGTGGCTGCCCTGGAAGGCCGAGTTCCAGAACAGCCGAAAACCAACTTAATAATCAACATGGATGCAACAATGGACGAGGAGGTGGCGCGAAAATTAACTGATAAACTTAAGGCTGCTCTGAAATCCTTTTAGCAAACTCGGTTAACATTTTTGCGCAGACTTTAGAAGCCGATTCAATAATTAACACGGCCAATTCGGCATAAGGCCCATTAGGTTGATTTGCATTACCCATAATACTCGATTTAAATTCTTCAAAGACTTTAATTCTGATTTCCTCAATTTCCTTATCAGTTATCACTTCATTCACCTCCGTTCCTCAAACTGGTAGCCTGGACACCTACCTGTTTCGACGAAGGGAAGGGGAATCCTGCCAGGGCAAGGAGGCGAACCCATGCCTCTCTACTTGATTAGAGTCACTGCAAAGCGTGAAGGGAGTCAAATTTCCACAGCAAGAGAGGAGGTGGTACAGGAGCTCCCGCCCGATTCGCACTACTGGGATGCGGCGGCAAAAGTGTTCCTGGATCAGATGATAGCTGAGGGTTTGTTGCCGGGGCCGGAGCAAAATCAGCCGAGGGAAGTAGCGACCTATAATGAGCCAGAATGCCGGAGGGTAAGTTAGGCGGCCCCACGGCAGGCAACTTGGGGGCCGCCGGGAGGGGAGGTAAAACCATGTTGACAGCAGAAGCGAGGGAGGCCGCAAAGGCCGAGTACCTTAACTACATTCGACGGCTCAATTTGACCGAGCTCATTGCAACCTTAACGGCCAGCGACGGCAAGGTTAGCTGGGAGGTCCGCATCACCAAACGGGGCGGGGAATACTTTGAGGTTTGCGGCAGATCGAGCCGGCTGGACCTGTATCTTATGCCGACAATCGGCGGCTACTTGGTGGCAGTGCCGAATTATCAACGAGCCGGCCTGGTGCCGGAGGACTGCAACGAGGGGGACATCATGGAGTATTGCGACATAGACAACCGCATTGACGCCATTACCCTGGCCACAGCGGTGCGATATCTGATCAGGCGAGGTTTTGCAGATGGGCCGCAGGGCTGAGCTTATCATCGAGCGGCGCTACGCAGACCCGCAGGACCCCGATTATGAACGGGACCTGGAAATTGTAGCAGACGCGTTGCTCAGATTGATCAACTCTAAAACCATAATAAATCAGAGAGGAAGTGACAGCAATGCTGCGAGAAGCACGCAAGGAGGCTGGATTGAGCAGAGAACAGGCAGCCTTCAGGTTGCATATCGGCAGCAGGACACTTACTAGCTACGAGACCGGCCAGACCATGGTGCCACCGGAGGTGGTGCTGAAGATGGCTGAGGTGTACGAGAGGCCAGACTTGCCGGCAAATTACTGCGCGATGATGTGCCCTATAGGGCAAAAAATTGCCTATCACTTTGAGAAGAACAACATTGCCACTATAGTTCTGGGGTTGCTTAAAGAATTGGAGGACGCCATTAACGTCAGAACCAGGTTGGTAAGCATTGCTGCTGACGGCCGACTGGAGAAAAACGAAAAAGGGGACTTCAGGCAAATCCTGCGAGAGCTTTGCGAGCTGGGGAAAGAGATCGAAGAAATGAGACAGTTCGCGGCAAAAAACGGCATCAGTATTGAGGACATTATGCCAAACCAAAAAGAAAAAGCGGCCTCACAAAAAGCCGCCAGCTAAAACCTCTACTTAAATTGTATCATCACGGCTGTATACTGTCAATCCGGCCCCGCCCCCAGGGGTGTTGGCTCAAACATAGCTGAGGGGCGGGGCAAACAAAGGGAGGATAAGCCAGATGGCTATAACTGTTAGTCAAGGCTCAGGAACGTGCGCCAGATGTAAGAGGAAGCTTACCAACCCGCACTCGGTCGCAAGGAGCCTGGGGCCGGTTTGCTACAGCAAGTCAGGTGGCGGTGCATTCGACGCCGACCTCCAGGCGGACGAAAAAGAGTGGGCCCGCCGGGAGCAACTATTAAAGGCTGGCGGCGAGATTGATCTGGGGGTCAACTGGGAGTACCCGGACCCCGGCAATATGATCGCAAGTTACAACATGCGGGTTAGTGTGCGGTATAGAGAAGGTGCTTACGAAGCATATGGGCATATCACCCTCGCCGGTAAAGAAGCACAGGAAATAGTTTTCGCGCGGGGACAGGATTTAAAAGTAATCTACCGCGAGGCAGTAGCCGCCGGTCCAACGTACACCGCTATGGCCTACCGGGCGCGGCAAGAAGCCGGGAGAGAGGCCATGCGCCAATGGCGCCAGTCACGGAAGGAGCGGATGGCAGGATGAGAATAGCGGGATTTGCCGGGAAAGTAAAGGATTTTCGGCTCTACTTAATCGCCATGCGGACCTGGCTGGCCTGGGAGCGGGCCGGGGCCAGGAAAAAGGAGGCCTGTTAGGTAATGACAACTGCAATTACTCAAATTGACCCTAAAAATGCTAATATGCTTGTTCCAACCCAACATCTCCAGCAGGTTAGCCCCTGGCATGCGGCCAGGACCAGCGTCGTACAGATTAATCCGGACCCAATGGCCGGCGACGTGTTCAAGGTGGGGAGCCGCTACAACGAAGCCAAGAAGAGTTATGAGGACCTGTTTAGCCCGGCCAAACCGGCGCTGATGCGGATCGCCGCGGCCGCCGGCATCGTCTGGAACTGGCGCGAGAGCGGCCCGCAGATTCTTCAGAAGGACTACGTGGTCTACAAGGCTGTGGGTGCCCTGCGCCTGCCTGACGGTAGCTGGCAGCCCATCGTGGCCACCAAAGAAATTGACCTCACTGTCATTGAAGAAGAAACCTACGAAGCCAACCTCAAAAAAGCCCTCGAATATGCTTCCGACCCCAAGAAGCAGGCTGCCTTGAAGGGTATGACGCCGGAGCAGTGGGCGCAGGCCCAGACCCGGGCCAACATGATCCAGTGGCGTAAAAACAAACTGATGCGAGCCGAGACCGGGGCCATGCTCCGGGTCATCCGGGCAGCCCTGGGAATGAAAAGCCAGTACACCCGTGAGGAACTACAGAAGCCGTTCATTGTTCCACGCATCGACTTCGCGCCGGACTACTCTGACCCCGAGGTGCGCCAAGCCATTATCCAGAACGGCATCCCAGCCATGGCACAGCTTTTTGGGCAGGCGCAAGCCGCAGTTATGCCTACAGGAAGATCACCGTTCGAGGCTTCACATCCAGCCCTGGCCGCCCCTGCTGAACCAGAGGAAGAAGTCTTCGTTGAGTATGAGAGTTCAGTGGAAGAGGAATTACCGGCTGATGGGTTCCCGGCGGAAGACGATCTGGAACCCTCTAACCCAACGTTGTTTGATAATCCTGCCTTATCAAACCCACCGGCACAAAACAGGGGACAAGGCAAGCAACAGGTGGTGACCTATTGCGCCAATTGCGGTGCGGAAATCACCAGCGCCAAGGTAGTCGAATATAGCCAGAAGAAATTCGGCAAGCCCCTCTGCTATAAGTGCCAGAACGGGGGTGCGCAGTAATGAAGATACTTTGCGCACCAGACCTACATTGCTACTGGCCGAATTACAGCCGCACCGGCGAGGACGGGACCCCATCCCGCCTCGCCGACTGGCGGCGTAGCGCCGAAGCCATCATTAAGGCGGCGGTCGAGCACCGCGTGGCCGCCGCCATCTTTCCCGGCGATTTCTTCCCCAACAGCCGGCCAGCGCCAGCCCAGGTGCTTGAGGTGGCCACGCTCTTCAACTGCCTGGAGGATGAGGGCATCCCTGTAGTGGGATGCGCCGGCAACCACGACCTCCTTGGTCCAGGGCAGCCGTCCCCCGTAGATGTGGTAGCGCGACTGGCGCCGGATGGGCACAGGTGGGGAATTACTCAACCAGGCATTGTGGACCTGGATTACCTGCAGGTTGTTGTGTTGCCATCCACAAAGTCGGTTAAAACCGATGCTGACCCTGCCGTGGCCGCCCAGGAAACCTCTCAGCAACTTATCGATATTGCCCGCTACTGGCTGGCCATGGTGGACCAGGCCAAACCCGCTATACTCATGGGCCATTGGGCCATCTCCGGCTGCCGGTTGGCTGCCGGGAATGTGCTGGCCGCCACGGAGCCCACGCTACCCCTGGGCGACCTGCAGGGTCTTCCGGTCCAGGCAGTTGTGATGGGCCACATCCACACTCCACAGATTATTGCAATCAATCCGGTAGTACTGCATACCGGACTCTTTGAACGGCACGACTTTGGTGAAGAGGATAACCAGCCCGGGTGCTATATCGTTGACCTTGATACCCAGGAAGCAGAATTTATTCCCCTGCCGGCCCGGAAATTCGTCACCCTGGACCTCAACAACTTACCGCCAAACACCTTGGACGATAAAAAGCGCATGGCCGAGCTCGTAAAGGATGCCGTGGTACGGGTGAAATACCGCTGCACCGAAGAAGATGCAAAGTTCATGGACCACACAAAGATAGCGCAAAAGATTAACGAGGGCGGAGCGTTCATGCTGGCCGGCATTTATCCCGACATAATTCGTTCCGAGCGCAGCCGGGAGGCAAGCATCAACGAGAGCACTTCCCCTATTGAGGCGCTAAAGAAGTGGCTGGCCCTGCGAAATGATCTCAGCCCAGAACTAAAGGTCAAAGTTATAGCCGCAACCGAGGGCCTTATAAAGGAGGTAGCGTAGATGGAACCGGTATTGCTGGACCTACAGAATTTCCTCAGTTACAAACGTGAAACTGTGGACCTCTCTCCCATTACCTGCGCCGCGCTTACAGGAGAAAACGGGGCAGGCAAGAGCAGCCTGCTGGACGCCATAACCTGGGCACTTTTCGGGCAGGGCACAAGGGGCGGAACGAAAGAGTTGGATAACTACGTCACCCGGGGCGAAAAAGAGGCCCGCGTTGAGGTGCAAATCAGGCTTAACGGGGCTACCTACAAAGTGGTACGCGGAAGAAGTATAGCCCGGAATAAGAGCACGCTGGAGTTCTTTATCCTAGACGGCGAAAACTGGCGGCCCCTATCAGGTAAGACCCTGTCTGAAACGCAGAAGGTTATCGAGGAAACCCTGCGCATGGACTACCGGACATTCACTGCCAGCGCCCTGGTGCTCCAGGGGCAAGCGGATACATTCACCGCCAATATGACCGACCAGGAGCGGAAGGAGGCCCTAGCCCGCATCCTGGGTTTAGACCTCTGGGACCGTATGCAGGAGCGGGCACGGGAAAGGGTACGGCAACTAAGGGCAGAGGCTCAGGCCATGGAGCTCAACCGCAAGCGGTTCCTGGAGTTGGTAAGCGAAAAGGACGGACTCGTTAGCCGGCAGGCTGCTATCAACCAGGAACTCGGCACCCTGGCCGCCCAGGTCGAGGATATATCTTCAAAAGCGACTGACCTGGAAGCCAGGCTAAAACAGAAACCAGTCCTGGAGCAAGCATTGGCCGACACCTGCAGGGCAATGCAAAAGGCCGTGGCGGAAATACAGGCCAACGACCAGGAGATGACCAGGGCCCGCCAGCAAATAGCGCAGGCCGAACAACAAATTAAAACCGCTGAAACTATCCTAGCACGCAGGGAAGAAATCGAGGTTGCCGTGGGGATGGAAGCGGAGATAGCCCAGGACGTGGCCGAATTCGACCGCCAGGCCCAGGAGTACATGAAGCTTCAGGGTGAGATAGCAAGGCTCCAGCAGCAGGAAGCGGCGTGGAACCAGAAGGTGGCGGCGGAAGTGGCAAGGCTGGAGGCCCAGGTCGAGAGCGCAGCCAAACAGGCCGGGCTGCTCGGGAGTGTTCCCTGCTCAGGTGAAGTCAAAAGCTCCTGCCCCTTGCTGGCCTCGGCCAGAAAAGCATCGGAGTTATTGTCTCAGGTCAAGGAAAGATTGGCTCAGTTAAAAACCCAGGCTAACCCTTACACCAAGCAACGCCTGGAGCTGGAGCAAACCTTAGCATCGCTGGAATATGACCAGGAAGCCCATAAAGCCGCCAGGGCCGCCTTGGAAGACGTGCGGAAGACGGCACGGCTTAAAGCAGAATTGGACGCCGCTGCGGAAAAGGTGGCGATGCTCACGGCAAGGATAGCGGAGCTCCAGGACCAGATTGCCGCCCTGGAGCAAAAGAACCAGGCCCTTTCCGCTGAGGTCGATAACCTCAAAGCCCGTGAGGCCAGTATTGTTCAGGAGATAGAGGCACTAAAACCGATAGCCATGGAGCTCTCTCAAGTGCAGAGCCAGCTCAACGACCTGCGCCGTCACGAAGCAGCCCTCCGGACCGAGCTGGGGAGAGTTGAGAGCTCTCTAGAGCAGGTAGCCAGAGCAGAAGCCGAGCTGGCCGAGCATGAGGAAAAAGCCCATGCGCTTAAAGAAGAGCTGGCCGTTTACGAGGTCCTTGACCAGGCGTGCGGCAAAAAAGGCGGCGTGCCTGCCCTGGTCGTCGAAAACGCAGTTCCGGAGATTGAACGGTTGGCTAATGACATGCTCTCCCGAATGGCCGGCGGAAGACTTGCGGTCCGCTTAGATACCCAAGCCGAGGGCAAGACCACCGGCACCATGCAGGAAGTATTGCGGATTACGGTGCTGGACGGTGGTATGGAGAGACCATATCAGACATACTCCGGCGCTGAACGCTTCATGGTGGACCTGGCCCTGCGAGTAGCGCTCAGTAAATTCCTGGCCCACCGGGCGGGAGCGGAAATAAAGCTGTTTGTGCTCGATGAAGGACTGGGAGCCTGCGACCAGGCCAACCGTCAGGCGGTAATGCAGGCCATCCAGGCCGTGGCTCAAGAGTTCGGGAAGGTGCTGGTCATTACCCATATAGCTGAGTTGCAAGATGCACTGCCTCAGAGGATTGAGGTCACGAAAGGACCGGATGGAAGTAAGGTGAAGGTAGCATGAGCATCACCTGCTGAATGGCCGGACGTGGGATGAAATGCCGGAGGTGAATCGGGGATGAGTGAATATAAAGCCTGTCCATTTCGGAAATCCATTACCCATTATGTGGGGGTAGACAGCGAAAACTTTCTTCCTTGCTTAGGGGAACAATGTATGGCTTGGGCTAACGCCACGAAGACGTGTTTACTGATCAGTGGATTGCGAGGAGCGATTTTACCATGATCGACTGGGCTGAAGTAACAGCGGCAGAGGTTAAAGAACACGGCACGCGGGTCGGGGATACCCTCGGCCCGCTGTCCCGGGAAATTTATACAGGGTGGCTCTACCAGGGCTATTTGGTAGTGGTGCATGAGACGGACGGCGATTTGGCGGCGGTATTTAAGCGGAGTAAAGATGGCTGGCGGCTAATCTGGCTGGATAGTATCAGCCAGGCCGGCCTGGCGATACTTACGGCGGCGGGTGTAAGGTGAGCTTTGGAGTATCGGGGGTGCAGTAATGGGGTGGGTTAAGATTGATGACGGTTTCGCACGGCATCCAAAAGTGGTAAGAGCCGGACCATTAGGTATGGCCATGCAGATAGCGGCACTATGTTATTGCAATCAATATCTTACAGATGGTTTTATCCCCCGATCAATTGTACCGGGATTAATTAACCTGGAAAACCTTAGTTTGGGTGTAGGCCAGAAAATAACCTGGGAGTTGGTGGTAAATGGTTTAATCACAGCTGGATTATGGGAGGAAGTGGAGGGTGGTTACCGGATACATGACTATTTGGACTATCAGCCAAGTAAAGAGCAGGTTCTGGCCGAACGGAAAGCTACGGCAGAAAGAGTAAAGCAGCATAGAGCTAAAAAGGCCGCAAGCAATAGTAACGTAAGAAGTAACAATGATGTAACGCCGTTACAAACAAATAACTACGGCGTTAGTAACAATACTCCCGATCCCGATCCCGATCCCAATCCCGTACCCGATCCCAAAAATAAGGGGAATACCCCCCCTGTATCCCCCCCAGGGGGGACCGGCGGCAAAGAAAGCCCGAAAACCGACTCTGGCAGCTTGACCAATGACGAGTATCAGGAGCACTCGACCGGTAACGACCAATGCCCCAAGAGGCACTCGGACGGCGACCAATGCTCCAAGAAACGGGCTGAGAAGAAAATCAAATATGCTGAATTCGTCAGCCTCACCGAAGAAGAATACTCGTCACTCGTAGCGAGACTCGGTAGCGAAACACGGGCTAAACGCTGCATAGAAATCCTGGACAACTACAAGGGGGCCAGCGGCAGGAAATACCGTTCTGACTACCGGGCTATTCTTAACTGGGTGATCACCAGGCTGGAAGAAGAAGAACAACGAAAAGGAGCGCGACAAGGGCAACAACAGAAGCAAATACCTCGGGCTTTTGCGGGCCTGATGGAACTGGCCGCAGAGGAGGAAGCTCAATTATGACCCTCAAAGAAGCTATTAAACTAGTGGCCTGGGCGACAGCAAACTTTCCTGCCATGCAGGAACGGGACATGAGACCTACGGCGGAATTATGGCACAGGATGCTTGCTGACATACCCTACGAGGTGGCCGAAAAGGCCCTAATGAGCGTACTGGCCAAAGCAAAATACTTCCCCACAGTGGCCGAAATCCGCGAAGCGGCGGCGGAAATAATCAACCCGCAGCTGCCGAGCGCGATGGACGCCTGGGGAGAAGTGGCGCGGGCCGTGAGGGACTACGGCTATTACCGGCAGGAGGAAGCCCTGAATTCATTATCCCCCATTACCCGGCGCGTTGTGGAGAATATCGGCTGGCATGAGATATGCCTTTGCGAGCAACCGGACATAATCCGGGGTCAGTTCCGGATAGCCTACGAGCAGTACGCAAAGAGGGAGAGGGAAGAAGCTATTCTGCCGGCCGAGGTTAAGCAACTAGCCGGGAATAGGGCCAAGATATTAAGCCTGGTTGACAAAATAGGCAAGGCGTTGCCTGGAGGTTCAGCAGGAGGGATAAGCAATGGCTAGACATACCCTGGTGCGCAAATGCGAGCATTGCCTGAAAGCCGATAAAAAATCTAACCACTGCACGGTTTTCACCGAGCCGGGCTGGATGTGGCGCAAAGGCAAATGCTGGGGATATAAGCCCAGGCTAATAGTTTACCTTGGCGGGAGCATCCATGGCCATAGCACCCTGAAGGAAGCTATGACCTGGCGCCTTTACGCGGCCGGCGTCCTGGAGGCGGCCGGCTACGAGGTGCTCAATCCCCTGCACCAGCCCAGGCCCGCAACAGTGGAGGCTATTATCAAGCGCGATCTGCAGGATATCAACCGGGCGGACATCCTCCTGGTGGAAATGGACCATAAGGATAAGCCCTATATAGGCACCAGCATGGAAATTCGCTATGCCTGGGAACGCAAGAAGGAAATTATTCTTTTTGGCCGGGCCAACAGGGAAAGCATTTGGCTGCAGTATCATGCATCAGCCTGGTATGAGGACCTGGGGCAGGCCCTAGCCTATCTAAAAGAGAGGGGGATAAAGCTTTATGGTGACCTTGAAAGAGTTAAACGAAGCCCGGGCGGAATGGCTGAGGGCGCAGCAGGGACTCGAGATGGCCGAGCCCGAGTTTGTGGAGGCGGCGGTATATAGGCTGATGGCGGCCGAAAAGAGGTATGACGCGCTAATCAGGCTGGCAAAGAAAGAAGGGGTTATCCGTGAAGCAAGTTAGTTTAGAGGCGGAGGGGCTGCTTACATGAGGAACTGGAGATAAGGCTTTTTACCGAGATGGAGAGTAAGGAGGCAACAGAATGATTAGCGCCCAGGCCAACCGGGGCCGCCCCCTGGAGGAGTTGATCATCCTTGCTAACCGCCAGTACCGGACGCAACACCTGGCGGTAATCCACAAAGTACCTACAGCCTGGATACCGCTCCGGGATAGCCGGGGCCGGGTAGTAAACGCCAAGGTGGAAGAAAAGGCCGTGGTAGATTTCTTAGGGACCTACCGCGGCTGGCCTCTCGCTTTTGACGCGAAACATTGTTCCGGGGATCGCATCAGGTGGGACCGGGTAGAGGACCACCAGGCCCAGTTTCTCGAGGACTGGGCCAGAGACGAGGGCATCAGTTTTATCCTGGTAGGGTTCGGGATGCAACGGTTTTTTGTGGTGCCCTGGGAGGTATGGCGGGAAGGTCTTCTGAGATGGCGATATGAGCATGGCCCAGCATCTATATCGGTGAAGCAGATGCAACACGAGTGGGAGGTCCGTCGGGGGGGCCAGATCGCCCTGGACTATCTTGCCATAGTGGACAGGTTATTTTTTCGAGGAGGCGGGGAGGAGTGAACAGGGAGAAGGAGCGCGTCAGACAGTGCCTCATGGCTAATTGCCGGGATTACCCGCGGTGCCGGGTCAAATGGGGCAGGGATTGCATCCGGCAGATGGGAAGAAAGATACCGCGGTTAAGGAGCTGGGGACCTGGGTTGATGGTGATATCAGTGGCTCCGGGAGAGGAAATAAGAGTTCGGCGGGTCAGTGGGGATCCGTATTACGGATAATGTTTAGAATGCGTAATAAAAGGGGGCGGTTACAATCATTGACCCTATAGCTCTTTTTAAAAGAATTACATCTGGCGAAATATACCAGATAACTATTGGAGAGGCAATATATACAAAAAGAATAACCCGTAGTTGGGTAAGTTGTGATATTTGTGGTAGGGATATTAGGTTTGGCACGAAAGATACGGTTTATTTGCAGAAAGGAAAAACCGGTAAACGATACTGCCTTAATTGCTTTGATAACTTGGTAAAAAATGCTATATCAAACGGTGAGCCAATAACTATTGACTTCAAATAACTACACATTCCAAAGAAAGTGCGTAGCCGGGAGGGGGACGAATGATTACCGTGGCGGATTATGTGGCCTGGAGGCAGCCGAGAATATTGGCTATACTGGAGGGTTGGCGCCGGGTGGAACGGCACTCGTTGCGCTGGTGGGCCATGCTGATGCAGGAGCGGCCCAAGCCGGGGCGTGGTGGGTTATTGCCAGGTGAGAAGGCGGTATAAAAAAATAACCCCCACCAGGGTTAGGAAAGCGCTCTGCAAATATATTATCTCATACTCCGGTGGGGGTGGCAAGGTGGACGAGGCGCTGTTTTGCAAGGTAGAGAGCATGCTATATAGATACTACCGCAAGTTGCAGGACCTGGAGCGAAAGAAGAAGGCCCTGGCCGGGACGGAGAAACGGATCACAGAAATAAGGAAACTCCTGGCCGAGGCAGACGACTTCATCCCGTCCTTTGGCCTGGTGGGTAATTATCTGGCCGTGGTAGGAGGTAAATCTGACGGCCCGCCGGCGGACCATACAGCCAGGGCATACGATGCCTATACTTACTCGGTTGAACGGCTGGCGGCCGAACTGGCCCGGCTGGGGAAGCGGCGGATAAGCCTGAAGCTGCGGATAATGACCCTGGAGACCGAGACGGAAGGGATTGAATTTGCGATAGGCTTGCTGGAGCCGGAGGAGCGGCAAATAGTGGAGCAGAAATACCTGTACCGGCGTAGCAACCTGCAGATAGGTATGGCCCTGGGGATGGATGAGAGTACTGTGAGATACCGGCGGCAGGTGATTGTGGAGAAGGTGGCCAGGTGGCTGAGAGTGAAACCTTAAAGGGGGAGCGACAATATGAAACATGAAATCATCAGGGAACCTAAATTTTACGGTTGCGCGACGTGCGGCACGTTACCTAAGGTAAGGTTGCCCAAGAATACACAGCTAGGGGTAGGGTTTGGAAGCATTGAGCTTGAGGCCGATGGGCAAATAGTCTGGTATACGATAAGTGAGCAGCATGGCGATAAAACTGTCAGGTGGCTGGAAAGAAAGTTTAAAAAGATATTGCAGTCGGCTGAGTGCGTTACGCTAAAATTTGACTGCCCGTTGCATGATGAAACATATGAGTATAACAAAGAGGATGGCCAGTGGTATTTGATAGCCCAGGGGCCGGGTTTCGCATGATGCCTTTCCCGAATTTTTCCCGAATTTTTTCCGAGTATAGGAGCTAAATTCTGCTATGATGACTACAGTGGAGCCGTCCGGGAGGGCGGTTCCTTTTTTGTTAGAAAAAAATAAGTGGCACTCATTCCGGAGCGTGATCTATTGTGATTGAATATATTGCTAAATGGGCAGAGCACTTTTTTGTTCTCCCCGTTAGGTGGTTCAGAATACATTACCGCAATTGGCGCGAATTAAGACAAAGGTGCAAGGTTTGCGGGTGCCGGGACAAGTTCGATTTTGACGTTCCTGATGAGGTTTGGCAGGCTGTAGTGCCGCCGAAGTACCAAAACCGAGTGGTTTGCCTGGCGTGTTTCGATGACTTTGCTAAAAAGAAGGAGGTCGATTATTCGGCCTCCATACAAGAACTGTATTTTGCTGGTGATAAAGCAGGACTCACGTTTCGAAAGGTTTAATAATCACAGGCTCCTTTGTTGGCCTGAGAAAGGGAGCTGAACTTATGAAAAAAACTCGTTAGAGATGCTGCAAACTATGTTGACTTTGCTAGTTTGATTTGCGCTGTAGCGGATCAGGCCTGCCGGGCCTATGGCCTAAATCCTGAACAATGGGCTAACATGCCATTAGGAAAACTCGTCGAATATTTGGAGTCTATGCCCAACAGATTGAAAGTAAAATTGAATTAATGAATAGATAACCTGCAAGTTTTTTGCAAGCCTAAAAGAAGCAAGCCGTGGTAATATGGTACCAGAGAGCCGTCCGGGAGGGCGGCTTTTAGTTTGCGGAAAAACCGGTAGCCGACGAGGCGGGTCAGTACACCCCGTACTTTGGCCAGGGGCGGGGGCCGGGGGTGAAAGGAGTGGCGGTACGATCATGGTTCTGTGGGTATGCGGGAAGAATGTGGCTGAGCTAGAAGAAGGCATTGTTTGGGAATTACAAGGTATCTTCACCACCAAAGAAGCAGCGGTTGCTGCATGCAAGAACGAACGCTACTTTATCGGCCCAGTCGAGCTCAATAAGCCTTTACCCGAGGAAACGACATCCTGGGTAGGATGCGAGTATCCGCTGGGGTGAGACTATGCCGAAGCGACTTCCTACACCATGCAATTATCCGGGTTGCCCAAATCTTGTGGAGCCTGGGGAGCGATACTGCCCGGAGCACAAAACGCAGCACTACCGTCGGCAGAATGAACGCCGTGGTACAGCCGCCCAGCGTGGCTACGATGCCCGCTGGCAGAAGGTGCGGGAAATGTACCTGCGTCAGCATCCGTTGTGTGAGATGTGCGAGAGAGAGGGCCGGGTTACACCAGCAACGATGGTACACCACAAGCAACCGATAAGGCATGGTGGTGAGGTACTGAACATGGAGAATCTGATGGCTGTGTGCAGAGCGTGCCATGATAGAATTCACTCGAAGAAAAGCTAAAATTGCCTGCTCAAGCTAGCTTGGCCAGCGAAAAGGGAACTCCCACCCCTGCTTGAGCGGGTTTTTATTTTGGGAGAAGCCATTTGAGGGAGGAATGGCTATGGCTATATGCCAGTATTGCGGAAACGAGTTTGTGCCTTCTAAGTACGCTGGAGGTAGGCAAAGGTTTTGTTCTAAAAAATGCAAGGACAAATGGGACTACGAAAACCCAAAATATCCACCAGTTGTTTGTAAGTATTGCGGTAAGAAGTTTATTCCGAAAGAGGCCAATCGAACGACTTACTGCTCAAGGGAATGTGCTTTTGCCGCTAAAGCTAAGAAATGTAGAACTTGTGGGAAAGTGATAACCGGAAGTCAAAGCGATTATTGTTCAGATGAATGCAAAGAGAAGGCGAATAACCGGGAGATTAAGTGTATAGTCTGCGGCAAGTTATTTAGAGGAAAAACTGGAGCAAAATACTGCTCAGATGAATGTAGAAAAGAAAAAGAAAGACAGAGGGCAAGGGAAAAATACCATCTTTATGAAGTGGAAATAAGTACCAGGGGGCTTCCAATCGTTACTACTTTTCACTCCAAGACCGCGCGCCCGCTCGTTTGCGAGAAAATGTCCCCGATGATGCTTAAGGGAGGTGAGCGGATTGCCAGCAAACGTGGTAACATTTGACAAAATGCAGGTAGGACGCAAGGGCAATGGCAAACACTGGACGAAGGCAGAGGTCGAACGCCGGAAGGCAGCCGCTCAGCTTATTACCCGTCAAAAGCCGAAAGCACCCAAGCCGCCAGCCTGGATTAAGCGCGGCAAGGTTGTCAACGATCCGGAAGTTTATGCCATCTGGCAGAGGGTAATCCGGGATGCGAAGGAGTTAGACCTGCTGGACGCCCTGGACGCCAACACCCTGGCTACCTACTGCAAGCTGGAAGTGGAAAAAGAGAGGGCTATCCAAGAAGGCAACGTAGCTCTGTTCGACCGCCTTGCCAAGACGTCCTTGACATACGCTAAAGCGCTGGGACTAACCCCAGAGGCCCGTGCCAGGCTGGCCAAGAAACGCGCCGACGAGGAAGTAGACCCGAATGCGGACCTCTTTGAATGAGCTTGAAAAACTCCACCCGACAACCCGTTACGCCGTTGAAGTGGTATCCGGGCTGCGTCCTGCCTGCAAGCGGGAATGGCAGGCCTGCGAGCGACACCTTAAAGACTTGCAAAGGCAGGGAACCGACGAGTTCCCTTTTGTTTTTGATGAGAGCCGGGCTAACCGCATATTTGACTGGTTCGAGAGATGTTGCCGGCATGTAAGGGGGCCGTTTGCCGGGCAACTCATTAAGTTGCAGGCCTTTCAAAAGTTTGACCTGGGCTGTCTGTTCGGCTGGGTTCACAAAGACACGGGCCGCCGCAGGTTTAAGAAGTCTTTCAACATGCGTGCCCGGGGCAATGTCAAATCCACCGAGATGTCAGGCATTGCCCTTTACGGCATGTGCGGCGACTGCGTATATCCGCCAGGGCACCCGGAATTGAAGCAGTACGAGGACAGCCCGGAAGTTGAATGCGCCGCTGTGGACCGGGAACAGGCCAAGCGGATCTGGCTGGATGCCAAGAGGATGGGTGAGGCCAGCCCCGACATTCTGAAGCGATTGCGGATCAGGCGGACATACGTCGAGCACCAGAGCCGGGGCGGTTGGCTGAGGCCGCTGTCGAAGGACACAAAGAACAAGGATAGTGGTGCCCCGTGCATAGTGATAATCGACGAGTACCACGCGCACCCAACATCAGATATTCATGACGTTCTATACTCCGGTTTCGGAAAACGCCAGCAGTCCCTGATGTGCATCATCACCACTGCCGGCAAGGACGCTGAAAACAGTCCCTGCAAGAAGGAGTACGACATCTGTTGCAAAATCCTCGACGGCGCTCTGATTGATGAAACCTACTTCGTAATGATCCGGGAACTGGACAAAGGCGACGACCCGCACGATGAAAGCAAGTGGGTAAAAGCCAACCCGGTCCTGCAGGAAGACAACGAATATTCCAGGATACTGCTTGAACAGATCCGGGCCGAACACAATCTGGCTTACGGCAGCGGTGATCCGGATAAAATCAGGGAGTTTCTGACCAAACGGTGTAATTTGTGGCAGGCTGACAGCGAAAATAAATACTTCTCCGGCTGCATGGACAAATGGAAAGCCCTTGCCGTACCGAGAGGTGAATTCCTGCGGCTTGTCCATGGCCGCGAATGCTGGTGCGGAATCGACCTTTCAAAGGCTATAGACCTTACGGCGGCAGGTTTTGTCTTTCGACTTGATGACGGTCGCTATGCCGTAACCGCCCACGGATTTATACCCGAAAACGCGGCCACAAAGCACGAACACACCGACCGCGTGCCTTACAAAGCCTGGGCACAGCAAGGTTGGTGCACGCTTACTGAAGGCGATGTAACAGATGATGAGTTCATCAAGAATTACATCCACGAAAAAGAGTTTGATGAGGAGTGGAAAATTAAAGAAATCTGCTTTGACCCCTACGGGGCCAGGCAGTTTGCAAACGACATGACCAAGAAAGGATACACCTGCGTTGAGATACCGCAGCGCAGAGGCATCCTGTCAGAGCCGACCAAGAAATTCCGGGAATTGACACTCAAAGGCAAAATCGTCCACGACGGTAGCCCGCTGTTAACCTGGTGCCTATCAAATGCCGTGGAAACCAGCGACAGCGACGGTAATATAAAGCTGTCCAAGAAACATAAAGACGACAGCCAGAGGATTGACCTGATGTCGGCATTAATCAACGCCTTTGTCCGGGCAATGTTGAACGAACAGCCGAAGCAATCGGTATATGAAGAGCGGGGGCTGCGTTCTTTATGAAACTCAAAATAACAGACGACCACATTCGCGAAGCCTGCCTGCTGGCGGGCTTTTGTTTGCTGACATATGGCATCTGGCAAATCTATCAGCCGGCCGCCTGGATTGTGGGCGGCTTAATTCTTGTATGGCTGGGAATGCCGCCGAAGCCGCCGAAGGGTGGGCAGTGATATGGGATTGCTTTCAAGACTGCTGTTCAAAAACTACACCATGGAGGACTTCGACCGGGACGTAAAAGCCTGGTTCGGTGCGGGCCAACCCACTATGGCCGGTGTAAGAGTGAACGAACAGACGGCAATGCGTTATATCACAGTCTATTCCTGCGTCCGCGTACTGGCAGAGACACTGGCCTCGCTCCCGTTGTTTGTGTACCGGAGGCGTTCCGATGGAGGGAGCGACAAGGCCCGCGATCACCCGGTTTATGGCCTGTTGCACGACCTGCCGAACGACGAGATGACGTCCCTCACCTGGCGGGAAGCGCAGATGGGTCACCTGGCGCTGTCCGGCAACTGTTACTCGATTATCACCCCCAACCGCCGCGGCCAGCCGGTGGACCTTTACCCCGTAGGCTGGCATTTGGTCGAACCGGTGAGAAACCAGGAGACAGGGAAAATCGAGTATCACATTAACGACCGGGGAAAAATCGAAGTTTTCCCCGCTGAGAGGGTTTTCCATATCCCCGGTCTGGGTTACGACGGCATCAGGGGGTATTCCCCGATCCGCATGGCCCAGGAAGCAATCGGATTGGGGCTTGCGGCAACCGAGTTTGCGGCGCGGTTCTACGCCCAGGGCATGAATATAGGCGGCATCCTGGAACACCCGGGCCAATTGAGTGACAAGGCTTACGAGCGCCTGCAACGGGATGTTGAAAAAAGCTGGTCGGGTCTGAAAAATGCCTGGCGCCCAATCATCCTGGAAGAAGGCATGAAGTTCAACCGTATTCCGATGCCTCTGACAGACGCGCAGTTCGTGGAAACCCGGAAGCTGAACCGGGATGAGATCTGCGGTCTATTCCGGGTACCACCGCATATGATTGCAAACCTGGAACGCGCGACGTTCAGTAATATTGAACATATGTCCCTGGAATTTGTTATGTATACTATGCTCCCCTGGGTGAAGCGCTGGGAGCAGACAATTAACTGGAAGTTATTTACTAAACAGGAACGCGAGCAGGGTTATTATGCTAAGTTTAACCTGTCCGGCCTGCTCCGGGGCGATGCCAAGAGCCGGGCCGAGGCTCTGCACATCATGCGGCAGGACGGCGTAATCAACGCCGACGAGTGGCGGGAGATGGAGGAAATGAACCCGATTGAAGACGGCAGCGGGAAGGTTTACCTTATCAACGGGAATATGATTCCCGTCAGTTCTGCCGGACAGGACGAGGCAAAGAGCGGCCAGGAGCCGGCAGAGCCGGCAAACGAACTGAAGCCGCTTAGAAAAATACTATGGAAAGGCAGGTGATTTAGCGTGAAGAGAAAGTTCTGGCAGTTCCGGGCCGCAGCCGATGAACCCAATGTCGGCGAGCTTCTCCTGTATGGCGTCATCAGCGACAGCAGCTGGTGGGAAGATGAAGTTTCGCCAAAGCAGTTCAAGGCCGACCTTGATGCGCTAGGCGACGTTGATGAAATAAAAGTATTCATAAACAGCGACGGCGGTGACGTATTCGCCGGGCAGGCGATCTACAGCATGCTGAAGCGGCACAAGGCCAAAATTACGGTTTACGTGGACGGTCTAGCCGCCTCTATAGCTTCCGTAATCGCTATGGCCGGGGATACGGTCTATATGCCGAAAAACGCCATGATGATGATCCACAACCCCTGGACAATAGCCTTGGGTACAGCCGACGATTTCCGCAAGTTAGCCGACGACATGGACAAAATCAGAGAATCTCTTATAGTGGCCTACCAGGACAAGAGCGGTCTTGACCGGGAAAAGATCATCGAGATGATGGACGCCGAAACCTGGATGACCGCCGAAGAAGCGGTTGAACTTGGTTTTGCTGACGAAATCGAGCAGGCTAAGCAGGTTGCGGCGTCAATAAGAGGCGACCGGCTGATCATAAACGGCCAGGAGTTTGACCTGCGGCGGTTCAAGAACCCGCCACAGATGGATTTCCTGCCGAAGTTTAAGGCTGGCGTGGTCCCCAATGACGTATCCCGGAAAAAAGCGCCGGAGAACGAGCCATGGGAGGCCCCGACGCTCTCCGATTTCACAAATGAATCCTGGGGCGACCTGTCCGACGCCGAAAAGCGCCGCATTGCCGGCCACTATGCCTGGGCCGCCGCCATGCCGCCTGAAAACTTTGGTGACCTTAAATTGCCGCACCACCGTCCCTCTGACGGCGCCGTGGTATGGCGGGGGGTAGCCAATGCCGCAGCGAGGTTGCCGCAGTCGGACATACCGGATGAGGACGTGGGCAAGGTACAGGCCCATCTCGGCAGCCACTACCGGCAATTTGACCGCACTCCTCCCTGGGAAGAGCAGGAGGACGCCTGGCGGGAGTATGTCCAGGTAAGCCGTATTTTGCGGGACCATACTGATCTCGATTTTGACCTGGCTGCGAGATGGCTGGCTCTCCGTGAGTCTCTGTTCCCGGAATTCAGAGATGCGGGCCGTGTTCTGTCGGCGGCCAACGAGCAGCGGATCAGACAGGCGAGGGACCTGCTGGATGATGTGCTCAACCAGCTGGCGACTGATAACGACGATCAAAACAATGACGCCGATGCCAGTTTGAACCAGCGGCAACCGCCGCTGTCTTTATTACAGCTGCAAATCCAAATTAACAAAAACAAAATCGGGAGGTAGAAAAAGATGAATTTACAGGAACTCAGGCAAAAACTCGGTAATCTGTGCGACCAGCAGCAGGCGATTGTTGACAAGGCTGTTTCCGAGGGCCGTGCCCTGACGGAAGAAGAGAAGAAGCAATTTGACAACCTTCAAGCGCAGATTGACGGATTAAACGAAACCATTAAGGCGGCAGAAGCGGTCCAGGCGCGGGCGGATAAACTGAACGAACCTGCCGACAAACCTTTCCGTCCGGCGCTTGACCCCAGGATTGACGCTGGATACAGGCAGCAGGACAAACTCGACGACGGTGGCTTCAAAAGCCTGGGCGAATTTATTCACGCCGTGCGCTTCGGTGACCCGAAAGGACGCTTAGATAACCTGCCCCGGGGCCAGGGCCAGGGTGGCGGTATTGAAGTGCCCGACGCTTTCAAAGCGCAGATCATGCCCTGGCGGTTTAAGGCGGAGTGGCGGATGGACGAAGGCGCCAGCGGCGGCTTTGCCGTACCGACCCAGTTCCGCGATGACATGTTGATGTTGCGGCCGGAAGAGGCTATCGTGCGGCCCAGGGCTACCGTCATTCCTGCCGGCGATCCGCCCGACGGGATGATTACCATTCCGGCCTTCGACCAGGGCGCTAAAGGCGTGTTTGGCGGCGTGGAAGTATACTGGGTCGGCGAGGGTGAAGAAAAACCCGAAACCGGGGCCGGCCTCCGAGAAGTTTCCCTGCAGCCGCATGAAGTGGCCGCCCACACGGTGGTTACCGACAAGCTGCTCCGCAACTGGCAGGCCGCTTCCAGCTTTATTTCCACTTTGCTGCGCAGCGCGGTCGTGGCTGCCGAGGACATGGCCTTCCTGCGCGGTAACGGCGTGGCGAAACCTATCGGCGTCCTGAACGGTGCCGGGACGATAGCCGTGAACCGGGCTGTTGCCGGTCAGATAACCTCCAATGACGTTATCAACATGCTTGCCAAACTCCTGCCCGAATCCAAGCAGCGGGCTGTATGGATTGCCAACCAGAGCGCCCTGCCGCAGATTGCCACCTTGCAGGACGCTGCGGGTAATTACATCTTCATCAAGGGCGATGCTACGCGAGGGATTCCTGACACCTTGCTGGGCATTCCCATCAGGTTTACTGGCAAGACCCCTGCACTGGGCCAGAAGGGCGACTTAATCCTGGTAGACTTCACGTACTACCTGATCAAAGACGGCAGCGGTCCATTCGTTGCGGCTTCCGAGCACGTCTACTTCAAGCAGAACAAAACGGTTATCAAAGTGTTCTGGAACGTTGACGGCAAAGGCTGGGTGAATGAACCGCTCACGCTGGAAGATGGCATCACCAAGGTTAGCCCCTATGTGGTGCTGGACGTACCGGCGGCCTAAAGTTAACAATTAACAAACTAACTGGGGAGGGATAAACCCTCCCCTCAACATTTGAAAGGAGAGATGTTTAATGACGAGCATGAAGCTTTCCGAACTGGTCCAGGTTAAACAGGCCGTTGTCCCCCAGGATATCGTCGGCGGCAAGACCAGCGCTTACTACAGCATGACCGGCATTGGGCGGGTCCTTGCTGCGCTTACTACTGGTACGATTGCCCAAACCAAGAAAGCAACTATCCAGCTTATGCAGGCCAAAGATGCTGCTGGCACTGGCGCAAAAGTCCTCGGAAGCGCCGTAGAAAAAGTTGTTGCTGACGCGGCTGGTGAGGCAATTTTCCTTACAGCGGAAGCCAAGGCGTCCGAACTTGATCTAGCTAACGGATACACACATGTTGCGGTCCAGGTAAGCAGCGACAACGCCACGGCTGTAAACGGAGCGGCGATCCTGATTTTCGGTGACCTGGCTTTCCGCGGCTAGGGGGTAAGGACAGATGCCTAGCTATCGAGTGATAGCCGAGTTTATTGATAAGGAAACCGGCCGGCGCTGCTTTCCGGGAGAAGTAGTGGACATAACTTCGTCTGCGAGAGTTAATAAGCTGGCGGGCATCGGCGTGATTGACCCGGAACCCGTAGAAACAAACGTCCAGGAAGCCGCTCAGGAAGATAGCGCGGAACAAGAGGGCAACGGACAGCCGCAGGCAACGGCAGAAGAGCAGCTAAGCGTCGTGCCCGAGGAAGAAAAGCCCGTCAAAGCAAAGGCCAAAGCGAAGTAGACAAATGGAGGGGGTGGTAGGCCTTGTTCCGGGGGCTCGTGCTTGTGTCTCCACCAACAGAGGAACCAGTCAGTCTGGCGGAAGCAAAAAACCACCTGCGAGTAGACGTCGCGGATGACGACGGCTTAATTTCGGCCTTGATTATCGCCGCCCGCGAATACTGCGAGGCCTTCCAGAACAGGGCCTACATCACCCAGACCTGGCAATTGTGGCTGGACGCCTGGCCGAATGGCAGCGAAATCAAGATACCCCGCCCTCCACTTCAGGCGGTGAACAGTGTCAAGTATTACGGCGCCGACAATGCCGAATACGTTCTGCCGCCGTCTGAATACATCGTTGATAGTGCGGGCGAACCTGGGCGCATTGTCCTGGCCTACGGAAAAAGCTGGCCGTCGGTCGCCTTGCGGCCTGCAAATGCGGTGTGCGTCGAGTTTGTGGCCGGCTACGGCGGCGCCGACAAGGTGCCCCGGCGGGTGAAGCAGGCGATGCTACTCTTGATAAGCCACTGGTACGACACAAGAGAAATTGCTGCAGTAGGGCATGTAACGGCAGAAGTACCGTTTACCGTTAACGCTTTGCTCTGGCAGGAACGGGTGGTGCCGCTATGAATGCCGGGGAACTGAGGCACCGTGTGACATTCCAGAAACGCGGCATTGACCCCACGACAGGCGGCCTGACCGGCTGGGTAGATTATGTGACGGTGTGGGCTAAAGTAGAAGACCTCTCCGGGCGCGACTACTTTCAGGCGCAAATGTTGGGCGAAGCCTCTTTGGTGACATCCAGGATAACGGTCAGGTGGCGGCCCGAAATAGATCCGCATATGCGCGTGAAGTTTGGTGGTCGGTTTTTTGATATAAAAGCTATCCTCGATCCCGACGGTCGCAGGAGGTCCATGCAGATCATGTGCGCCGAGGTGAGGTAAATGGCCCTGGGCGACCAGACGCGGCAGTACATACGGAACAAAATGGCCGGCATGTGGGGACTGCTGGAAGAAGAGGCAGCCGACCTGCAGGAATACGCGCAGGCCCATGCTGCCTGGATGGACCGGACAGGGGAGGCCAGAAAAGGTATACGCGCTGGGGTAAAGACGAGAAGGGGCGGTTTTATCCTTTATCTGGAACATACCACGTGGTATGCCCGCTTCCTCGAAAAAGGGACACAACCGCATGAAATAGAACCGGATGTCAAAAAGGCCCTGTCCTGGGCAGGGACGGAGCATCCTCTCGCCGGGAAAATCAGGCATCCGGGTATAAAGTCATACGCCGTGCTCGTACCGACTGTTGACGCGAACATCGGCCGTATTACAAGGGATATACTCGACTACTGGGGCGATTAAAATGCGCGCTACAATCAGGCAGATGCTCATAGAAAAAGTACCCCAGGTGCAGGGGCGGGTTTACGAACCCCACGTTGCCAATCCGGGTGCAGGAAAACCGTTCCTCGTTGTCAGGGAAGGAGTTCAGGACCGGGGCGCCGACTGGGCCGCTTTTTCAACCGTCGTTGAGGTATGGCCGTATGTTGACCGCACGACGTTCCAACAGGTTGATGCTCTGGCCGGAGCAGTAATTAACGTATTGCACAGAGCCCGCTTTACCGACAGCGGGGAGCAGTATTTGATAGATTACCTGGGCACCGTCGGCCAGGACTTTGCTGACGATGATTGGGATGCTATCACCCGGGGCCTTCGGTTCCGGGTTTTTGCTTTAGGTTGGCTCAACGGCCTCACCTACGACCCGGACCCGGTGTCTGTAATGCGCAGCTGGACTGCGGCGACCTGGCCGGAAGTGCAGACGGACCCGGCTACATGGTCCCCTGCAGATACAGCGCCTGGAGTTTACTGGAGGCTGGTGCGGCTAACACCGGTATCGCAAACGCAGGCGGTGAACTGGATTGAAGCGCAGATAACGGGCCACGTCCTGGCACCAAGCCCGGCGGTGCGGCTGTCCTGGGTGCGGAAGATTACAGAAGGCATAGTGAAACAGCGCAGGCTTAAAATGCTAGACGGAGGGCCTCTGGAACTGCTGAGAGTTGCCGCTGACAGCGAAGCCGACCCGATGAGGCAGGGGCAGGTACAGCTGACGGCAAGATTCGGAGTGCTGCAGCCTGCTGTCCAGGCTGTACTTCTGAGCAGGGCTGTTGTTGGCGGTGCGCTTACCGGGGAGGTGACGTAGTTTGGCTGAAGCGAAGAAAACCGTTGTTGAACAGCTACAAGAGTCCGTTTACAGCCGCGACGAACTTATTGCCGCGGCTGTTTCTTTTGGCGTGAAGCCGGAAGTAGTTGCTGGAGCTTTACGGCTGGCCGGCAAGGACAGCATGACGAGAACGGAGGCCGAAAAGGCGATTAAAGCATTCTTGGAAAGGAAGGTGTAGGTAGATGGCTGGTGCTGTATTTCAGGTAGGCGAACAAAAAATACGCCCCGGAGTGTACGTCCGAGTGACAAACATTGGCGAGCCGCCGGAGGCGATTGTTCCGCAGGGAATAGTAGCGGCTTTATTCCGGGCCTCCTGGGGGCCACTGGCACAGGTGACTTACCTTGAAAATGCGGACGCGGTTACTGCGACTTTTGGTTCTGCCGGCACAATTGACACAGCGCTTGAGGCCTTCCGTGGCGGCTGCCGCAGAGTTGTTGGCTACCGCCTGGGTAGTGGGGGCGCAAAGGCTGCAATTACTCTTAAAGATACCGCTGCTACTCCAGCAGATGTAGTGACTATCACGGCAAAATACGAGGGCGTGCGTGGTAACGATTTTAAGGTAACCGTGAGGGATTCTCTCACCGATACGACCAAGCGGGAACTCCTGCTTTACGAAGGAGTAACGCTGCTGCAGGTGGTTACCTTCGCGAAAGGTACCGGAGAGCCGCAGGCCCTGGTTGATGCAGTTAATGCCTCCAACAGCCCGTACATTACCGCTGCAAAGGTGGCGGATGGGAACGGTATTCTGGCTGCCGTTACCCAGCAGGCACTCACCGGCGGCCAGGACCCGACCGTAGACGGTGCAAGCTACAGCGCAGGGCTTTTGGCTATCGAAGCCATCGACTGGAACGTGCTGGCCGTGGACAGCGAGGACCCGGTAACTCATGTAGCGGTGCAGACCTACATCGACAGGGTGCGTAATGAAGGCAAGCGGGTTATCGCTGTCGTTGGTGAGCCGACCAGCGTGCAGCTTTCCACCAGGCTTACCAACGCCAAAGCCTTCAACGACCCGGCTATTGTCTACGTGGCCAACGGCTTCAAAGGTTCCGACGGCGTGATCCGGGAAGGCTACAAGGCTGCGGCCAGGGTAGCGGGTATGATTGCGGCGGCCAGCATCACGGAAAGCCTTACTCATGCGGTGGTACGAAATGCCACTGAACTTGTCGGCGCCCTTACCAATGCCGATATCGAACAGGCCATCCAGTCCGGCGCCCTGGTATTTACCATGAGCGCCCAGAAGCAGGTACAGATCGAGTACGGCATCAACACCTTTATCACCGTTACCGCCACCATGGACGCCGGCTGGAAGAAGATCCGCCGTGTGAGGACCAGGGACAACCTGATGGACCGCATTGCGGCCATCTGGGATCCGCTCATCGGTAAGATTAATAACAGCCCGGATGGGCGGGCTACGCTTATTGCCGCTGCCCAGGGCGTTATCAACAAGATGATTGCCGAGGGTGCGTTGCTCCAGGGGACGATTTATGAAGATCCAAACAACCCGCCCGCCGGCGATAGTGCCTGGTTTGTCGTACAGGTTGATGATTTAGACAGCGCCGAAAAAGTTTATATCACATTTGCGTTCCGCTTCTCGCCTGATACCCAGAGCTAACGGAGGTGGGATAAATGTCTGACGGGCGTTATGTTTTCCGCTCTTGCGTGCCTGATGGGGCTATTGATATAGCTAATGTAGCACCTGGCGACGTAATCAACCGCGCCTGGTCTTTCCGGGTGAATGAACCCCCGGATATCCAGGAGTTGCTTGATAGTGGAAGTCTAGACCCCCGAAATATTTTAAGGGGTTACGATGGTGAACTTTACGACGGCGACGGCAACTTTTTGGCCGAGGTGAATTCCTGGCAGGCCCAGATCAACTTTACTAATACCGACTACCAGGCCGCAGGGCAGAAAATTAGCTGGGCCATACCACAAAGCTACACCGTCACCCTGACTTTCACCGAGACGGTTATCCGCGACGCCACGCTGCTCCAGAAGGTTATTGCCGGGCTGAAGAAAGGCCAACCGGATGTCGTACTGAACTTTATGGGCGTGTTGCGGAGCCATGCTTAAAAGGAGGCCAGCTAAATGAACGAAGATAGGCGCGAAGAACTGCTTGCTGCTGAGCACACTATCCTCCAGGACGTAGCTGGTGTCTTGGAGGCTATGGAGACGATTACCCATTACGAAGTCTATGAGGTAATCCGGGAGGGTAAAAAGCTATTCTCTTTCCGGGTGCGGGGCCTTGACGATGAAGAGATGGAGAAATGCCGGGACCAGGCCACCAAAGTTGTTAAAAACCGTCGCCTGGGTGGCCTAACTATGCCTGGAGATTTTAATGCAGCCAAGTATAATTCGCTTATGATATACGCTGCTACCCACCCGGACGACCGGAAGTGGCTTTGGGATAACAAGGATCTATGGCAAAAGGCTAACGCTACTTCTGGATGGCAGGTAGTAGATAAGGTTTTGCGGCGCGGCGAGAAAGAAGCGGTTATAGAGTTAATAGAGCGTTTGAGCGGATACGGGACAGAAGAACAAGAGAACCTTGAGGAAACCTTAAAAAACTCATAAAGGCTGGGGGCCGGGCCGCTTTGCTTCACCACCTCTTTCAGCGGCTCAGTATTACCCCCGATGAATTCTACGCAAAACCCTACAAGGTGAGGTCCTTCATGCTGGCCTCCATGCAGGTACAACTTGAGGCCGAAGAAGAGGAACGCCGGGAGATAGAAAGGAGGGCGAGGGGCGGTGGCCAGTGAAGTTTACAGGGTAGAGATACCCATCATTGTAGACGACCAGAGCGAAGCGCCGCTTGAACGTGCCCGCGAGCGGGTGAGCCGCCTCGAAAAAGAGGCAAGAAAGCGCAACGAAATGATCCGCAAGCATTTTGAAAACGTAGCCAGACTTAAAATCGAACCGGTGATGCGGATAAGGGACAAACTCACGGCGGGCGTGCTCAAGGCGGACAGGCTTGTTAAGATGCTCGGGGCAGAACAGGCCGCCCCCGTCCTCGCCGCCCAGGACAAAGTTTCTGCCGTAGTGCTACGGGTTAACCAGCTAATTGACGCCCTGGAGAAAAACAAAGTTGACGTGCTGGCCGACATGAAGGGGCCGCTTATAGAGGAAATCAACGAGGCCAGGACCGCGCTGGTGGCTTTGAGCAAGGTCCAGTCCGCGCCGGTTGCGGAACTGCGCGGAAAATTGTTTGCGCAGCTTACCAGGGCGATGGCCGTGGCTCGGCAGCTCGACCAGGTAAGAGCGGAACCGCAGGCGAACCTGCGAGAGCGGGTCATTACTAAAGCGCGAGAGATAATGAGCGTTCTGCGGGGTTTAACGTCTCGGGCCTGGAACATAACCCTGGGAATTAAAGATACCGCCCTGGGTGCCGTCAGGCGGCTTACCAGCATAATAACGTCACCCCTGGGGTTGCTGGGCGTCGGGGTTGGAGGGGCCGCTGCAATTACTGGACTAATTAAAGCCCCCCTGGAACTGGCCGGCAATATGGAGCAAGCGCGGATCGGCTTTACTACCATGCTTGGCAGCGCCGAGAAAGCAACAGCATTCGTCAAAGACCTTCAACTCTTTGCCGCCAAAACGCCGTTTGAGTTCCCACAGTTGCAAGAAAGCAGTCGTCTGCTACTGGCCTTCGGATTTGCGGCCGAGGATGTACTGCCGATGATGACAGCTATAGGTAACGCCGCCGCAGGGTTGGGAGTAGGTGCCGAAGGCATTGACCGGGCTGTTAGAGCCCTGGGGCAGATGAGGGCCAAGGGCAAAGTTAGCGCTGAGGAGATTATGCAGCTGACGGAAATAGGCATCCCGGCTTATGATATATTGCAGAAAAAGTTCGGCCTCAGCGCAAAACAGATGGATAATCTAGGTAAAGCTGGTATTAGCGCTGATGCCGCGATTAAGGCCCTTGTGGAAGGCATGAATGAACGTTTCAAGGACATGATGAAAAACCAGAGTGTGTCTCTCTTTGGCCTGGGGAGCACCATTAAAGACATCTTCAACATGCAGATTTTATACCGGTGGGGCGAAGGCCTGCGCCAGGCTATTCAGCCTAGGGTCCTGCGCCTGGTGGAATGGTTTGAGCAGAATGGGGATACCGTAGAGCGATGGGGTAATACCCTTGAACGGACTGCCAGGGAAGCCGGCGAGGCGCTTATGCGAAACCTGGAAAGTGCATTTGGGTATATCCGGGCGCGTTACCTGGATAACCCTGAGTTTCAGCAGTTGGATTTTGCGGGGAAGGTTAATTTTGTCATAGACGACCTTACGGCCGTTTTTGACACCTGGTGGAACGGCCCGGGAGGGGCAAAGGTTAGGGATTTAGGAAGTAAATTAGGATCGAGTTTTATAAACTCTATGGGTAAAGCTGCTTTAGAGGCAGTTCTCAATCATCCTTTGCTTGCTCTGTTGGTTGGGGGATACCTTGGCTTAGCTACGCCAGGACCTCTTACGGTGAAAATAACCGTTGCGTTAAGTTTATTGGCAGCAGGAGAGGTATTAAAAATACTTAATTGGCTTGCTGAAAGAAGTCCTTTAAATCCAGAGCCTAAAATCAGACAACAACTCGAGGCCTGGGAAACGTTTGAGAAACGGAGAGCTACAGCACCTAAGGCAGAGCCTTTGTTTGGGGGGCAAAGCATAGTTCCGGCTCATGCCTTTGGTGGGATATATAGTAGGCCCCATATAGGTTTATTCGCCGAAGCTGGCCCAGAAGCTTTAATTCCTCTTTCTGGTCGTATGAGAAACAGAGGAATAGATTTATGGTATAGAGTTGGGTCTATATTAGGGACCCTGCCGATGTCGCCCAACATGAGTGGTTTTGCTGGGCCAATGCCAGTAGCGGTTCCTGCTACTGCGAACGTCGGCGGCTTTGGCAGAATAATTACTGGGCCAATCAATGTAACGCTAAATGTAACTGCTTCAGAAGGGCAGGATGTACTCCAGGTTATTAGGGCAAATTATAGGGTAATCGCGAATGAAGTCGCGGAAGTAATAGCGGAGGGGGTAAAGAGTAGCTATCAAAATATGCCAAAATAAAAGAAGGATTTTCCTGTCTCTTTGGCTAATTCCTCCATTTAAAGTTTTTATGGAGGTGGCTTTAGTAACATGCGGGTTGCTGCTTTGATTTTAGGACTAATCGGCAGCTTGCTGGGTTTGATATCTAGTTATTTAGTAGCAAATGTTATTAGCATAGCTAAAAGCTGGGCACAAGCGACGGGTGTAAACTTTACAGAAAACTGGGGACTAGTCGGAATTACCGACCCAGGCACTATTGAGGCTTTGGGATGGATTACGATGATTTGCTTTGTTGTATCTGTAGTTGGCGCGGCATTTGCCTTAAGTAAACCTAAAATAGCTGGTTGGGCTATGATAATACCAGCCGCAGTGGTTTTTCTTTTTGGTGTCGTTAACGTTACTATAGGGATCAGTTCTGTTTTTTTAATCTTGGCTGGAATATTTAGTCTTATAGAGGCAAAGCAAGAGAATCGAAACGTAGAAATAGAAGAAAATGAGGAGGTTTATACTGAAGACACTTCGCTTAAATCCCTGTTCAAAGCATGGTGGCAGGCCGGGAAAAAGGATGACCACAATTTAGGGGGCGACTAATAATGTGCGGCAAAAATGCAGATAAAGCTTATCTGCTAAAGCGTTTGAGTGAAAACATAAGCGGGTGATCCTCATGGATTTCTACCTCATCGGTTCTTGATAAGGAGGGAAAATTTTGGATAAACGCTTGGAAACTCCTGAGCATATCACTGCAATAGCTTTTCTTGAAGCGATATATCAAGATGATGTTGGTGCTTTTTGGAGGCTCCTAAGCTCGGAGGGGCGAGGATTTTTCAAGGGGCTCTGGTATGGGAAAGGAATATTTACCCTTGAAGAACTTAAGGGTCTTAGCGAAGAGAATTTCTTTATAAAAGAGCAGCTGAAGGCGGTTTTGAAAACTATTAGAGCTTCACTGGGAGAAAACTTCTTGAATAATGTAGGTATTAGCGAAAAAATTATCCAAGATGATGCTTTGCACAAAAGAGTAAAATTGATACCTAATATTGGTAAATCTGAGGTTGTTTTTATCAAGCCAACTTTGGTAGAGACGTTATTCATTCCACTTGTCTATGAATTAGAAGATAAAGAAAACCAAATGGTGGGGTATTGGAAAATCGATTATTTAAAAATGATTAAAGGGTAATCTCGGTGGGATGTAAACAAAAAAGGTAAAAATAGAAGAAAATGAGAGATCTATACAGAGGACACCTCTCTAAAATCTCTACTTAAAGCATGGTGGCAGGCCGGCAAAAAGGATAGCAGGTGATCGCCATGGACTTTTACCTCATAGCGCCCTCCGGGCGCTTTATTCATTTCCCTATCAACCCCGAACGTATTACCGCCCAGACCGGAAGCAAAATACAGACATTCGAGGTTATCGCCCTGGGTGACATTGCCCTTCCACGCGGCATAGTTCCAACCCGCTTTTCCTGGGAGGGTTTTTTCCCGGGAGAAGCGAGAAAGAATCTCCCCTTTATCAAGTCCTGGCGGCCGCCTAAAGAAATTATAGGGGACATATCAGCCATCCGTGCCAGTGGGGAGAAAGTGCGCCTGCTGGTGACGGAAACGCCAATTAACCATGACTGCTACATTGAAACCTTTGAGCATACCTGGGGCGGTGGCTATGGTGATGCACAATACCGTATTGAGCTGGTCCAGGCCAGGGACTTAAAGGTGTATACCGAAGCAGAGTGGGCCAATAGAGGGGCGCAGCAGGCAAGCGCGATAGTCCTGGCGGCGGCAACCCGGCCAGCTCCTCCGCCTCCCCGGACTTATACGGTTAAACCGGGCGATACTCTTTGGGCTATAGCCAAGCGTACCCTGGGCGATGGGAGCAGGTGGCGGGAGATTTACCAGGCGAATACTGCGGTGATAGGCAAAGATCCTAATCTTATTCGGCCAGGGCAGGTGTTAAGGATACCAGGAGCCACCAGCGGGAGTGTTATGGCATGATAGATACAGCGAAGATTAATTACGACCTGGTTGCGATTACGCCGCAAGGGCAAACACTCCACCTTAACGAGGTTTTGCGAAACCTGACCTGGGAAGAAAATCCCGGCGAACTGGCCGTCCGGCTGGAGGCCGAACTGCAAAACCAGCAGCTCCCCAGCGGGAGATGGCTTCACCAACAGCTCCCTTTGGGCGGGCAGGTATTCCTGTACGCCGATTGGGGCGCCGACCGGCAGGAGATTTTCAGGGGCACAGTGTTTAACTGGCATTACCGGACGGATCCTCTGGGACACTTCACCATAACCGCTTATGACCCCCTGATTTACCTGGCCAAGAGCAAGGATGACCGGTACTACTCTTCTGGGACCCTGGCCAGGGTAATAATTGAAGACATAGCTAAAGCCTGGCAAATACCCCTTGGAACAGTAGAAGGTCCGGATATAGGACTGGCCAAACAGGTATTCCGTGGCCGTACCCTGGCTGATATGATTTTCGATGTGCTTGACCAGGCGAAAAAGCGCGGTGCTGGAAAGTGGATAGTACGGAGCAAACAAGGGAAGATCGACATAGTGAGGCCGGGCCAGAACAGCCCGGTCTATCATTTTGGGGCGGATGACAGCGTAGCGCAAGTAGAGGACCAGCAAGATATAGAAGATCTGGTCACCAGAGTAAAAATTGTAGGTGCAGAAGATAAAGAGGGCCGGGCTCCGGTAGTGGCTACGCTAGACGGGCGAACTGAGTTTGGAGTGCTCCAGGACCTGGTCTACAAGGAGCAATATGACAACCTGGCGGCCGCAAAAGCGGCGGCCCAGGATATACTAGCCGAACGGGGACAGCCGAGAAAGAAACGGCGCATTACGGCCCCTGACTTACCCTTTCTCCGCCGCGGGGATAAAGTGCATATTGCAGCCGGGACACTAATCGGGTATTACCTGGTTGCCGGGGTAGTACACAACGCAAATGACCGGACCATGAGCCTGGAGGTCGAGGACGTTGGCTAACAGCGGGGTAAGCAAGCTGGCCCAGGTGATAGCATCAAGGATAAGCCAGCAAGTACAGAAGCCGGATGTCTTGGAGTTAGGTGCTATCCAGGCCGATATGAGCCTGCTGTTAGACCGGTTCCCGGTGCCAATACCGGCGGGGGATTACCTTATAGCTGATTGGGAGATGCGCCTGGAAATCCCGCAGGCTTCCCGGGTTATAAAAACGGCTTCTCCGGTTAATACTGACGGGACTGATATTCCGGGGACGACTACTTACTCTAACCTGCAGCGGCTAGATTTTCAGGCCTGGGACCCTGGGCAGGTGCAGGAGGTCCATTTAAATTTGAAAGCGAGTATAAAAGCGGGCGACCGGGTGCTGGTGGCCTGGGTGAACGACGGTACTGACCCGGTGGTGCTGTGTAAGGTGGTGACGTGATGCCGAGCTTATACCCTGCTTTCGAGACACCGCCTCTGGTAGAACAGCAACAAACCGAGCCAGCTCCCCGATATGGCAAGAGCTGGTTCTTTGATTTTGAGAAGGGGGACTTCGTTGTAGACGGCGCCGGCCGGGTGGCGCAGACCGACGGCCATACTGCCTGGGCTCACTGGTGCGTCAAGGCCGTCCTCACAGAGCGGTTTGGCTATTTGGTGTACGGCCCCGGTTATGGCTGCGAGTTGGAGCAGGCCAGGGGGCAACCATCGCGCCAGGCGGTTGAAGCGGAGTTGGAGCGGGTAATTACTGAGGCCTTGCTTGCAGATCCCAGGACAGAGATGGTCCGGGATTTTTCTTTTGCATGGCAAGGAGATGAAGTAATAGTGGCCTTTACGGTAGTTCCGGTAATTGGGACGCCCGAAAGGCTGGAGGTGAAGATAAGTGGCTGAGCTCTGGTTAGCCGATGTCTACAAAGATAGACGTGGTACTAGGTGGGTACCCGAGCGTTTAGCTACATTGCGTAACCTGTACCCGACTAAACCTAATGCAGAATTGGCTTTAATGTTTGGGGTATCGGAAACAGCTATACGTTCCGTTGCTCGCCGGTACAACCTTAAAAAAGATCCGGAGTGGCGTCGAGAACAACTAGCAATTATTGCTAGAGAAGTAGCGGCAATTTATGGCAAAATTAATGGACAGCGAAATGGACCTAAAAGCAGACGACTATTTTTTAATGAAAAGTATTTCTCGGGCGATCTAACCCCAGAATCAGCCTATTGGCTTGGTTTTATTCAGGCAGACGGATGCATTAATATCAAGCCACGATGTCAATCGTTAACCATTACAGTTGCATTGAAGGATATTAACCATCTTAGGCAGTTTTTGTTTGATATTAATGCTAATAAGCCTCCACGTTGTTATGAGAAACCAGTTGCTCGTTCAACCTGCGAGTTGGTATCCAGCCAGCTTGTTGGTGATTTGATGCGGTTGGGTATTAAACCTAATAAAACTGAATTAGGTACTTTCCCTATAATTGATGATGGATTGGCTAATCATTACTTACGTGGTGTTTTTGATGGCGATGGGAATATTTACATTCGACCGGATAGAAAACTGGATCCCACAATAAGCGTAGCCGGAAGTAGAGCATTTGCAGAGTGGATGCTTAATCTTGTACGTTCGTCTGTTGGAATCTTAGGCGGCACAATAACTAAGCATGTGAAAAGAGATATATGGTATGTTCGTTTTTCAGGACGAAACCAGGTTTTGTTGATCTATCAGTGGCTATATAATAACGCCACGAGATGGCTAGAACGGAAGCGCAGAGTATTTGAGCGGTTATACGGGGGTGGTATAAGTGGCCCAACTACCGCTCTATCTTGAAAACCAGACGTATGAAACCATTCTCCAGCGCATGCTTGATGCTCTGCCTTCTGATCTGGACAAATCGGAAGGCAGTTTTATTTGGGACGCCCTTTCCCCGGCGGCTATCGAACTGGCCCTTGCCGCTATCTGGACGCAGGAGGTCCTGCGGCGCGGATTTGTGCAGACCACGTTTGGCGAGTACCTGGACCTACGGGCAGAGGAATACGGCGTCACCAGGCGGCCGGCAGTCGCAGCTACTGGAACCGTAACATTTACCGGTACAACCGGAACGGTGATCCCAAAAGGTACACGGGTAAGCACTGTCAGCACCGAAGCAGCGCCCGCTGTTGTCTTTTCTACCACTGAGGAAGCTGTAATAAGCGAAAGCGGTAGCATAGATGTACCAGTTGTTGCAGAAGAACCTGGCAGCAATGGCAACGTCGCCCCCGGGTCTATCATTCTTTTGGTAGAGCCAGTAGCCGGTATCACCTCAGTAACAAATACCTCAGCCACGACTGGCGGCCTCGAAGAAGAAAGTGATGACAGCCTGCGGGCCAGGATTCTCGAACTGGCCCACAAAGACGAAGGCGATGGCAATAAGGCAGATTACGAAATCTGGGCCAAAGAGGTGAGCGGTGTCGGCTACGTGCTGGTGGAACCCCTCTGGCGGGGACCGGGGACGGTACGGGTGGTCATCCTTGATCAGGATGGAAATATCCCAAGCCCCGATCTTGTGGCCGCGGTGCAGGAATACCTGGACCCTGGCGGCCAGGGTATAGGGATGGGCAAGGCGCCAATTGGGGCCAAGGTGACTGTGGAAGCGCCTATGGAAGTCAACTTAACGATCACCGTTCCGACCCTGGCCGTGGAGAGCGGTTACACGGTGGATCAGGTCAAGGCCAATCTGGAGGCGGCGGCCAAGGCTTACATCCTGAGCGTTTCCCCCGGGGGAATAGTGCGCGTCAAAGACCTGGAGGCAGTAATTGCCAATGCTCCAGGCGTGCTTGACTTCGGCGACATCCTAATTAACGGGATCAGACAAAACGTGGAACTGGCGGTTGATGAAAAGGCAACTTTGGCGGGAGTGATCTACACATGAGCCGAGAGCCAGCCAAAGACCGGATGATTGAATACCTGCCGTTGTACTACCGAACCTCTAAAGTAATGGAGGCTATTTTATCGGCCCAGGGGCAGGAGATAGACAAGCTGTTTGAAGCGTTAGATCAGACCCTAGAGCAGTTTTTTGTAGTCAGCGCAACCTGGGGGCTAAGGTATTGGGGAGAGTTACTGGGTTTACCAGTAAACGAGACCTTGCCGGTGGATGAGCGACGCCGGCAGATATTGGCGAAGCGTCGGGGGGTAGCCCAGCCACTCCTAGTCATTTTGCAGGCGATTGCCCCTGAGCTTGAGGCTCGGTTTGGCGGGGACGTTATCCCTTTCGTGCGTCCCATCGAGCACAATGCCAGCGAATACGATTTTGGGCTTTTGGTGCCCACCCTGGAAATTCACAAGCCGGCCCATAAGGCTTATACTTTTCAACTCCTGCCGCCTGACCAGGCCAGCGGCTATGTCATATACGGCAATCACGCTGCCGGGCGGGGGAAAGTGGCTTTCCAGCCCGAGGCCGGGGCGGTTTATGCCGGCAGGTGGCCGCGGTGGAATACGGCGGGCCAGGCCAAGACTGGAAGCGTGACTGCTCGGGCGGCCGCGATCACCGGTGAGTGCCTCTTTCCAATGGCAGGAGTAAGCATTGGAAGCATGGGGGTTTCCGACGTAATCTTACCCGCAGTCGTAGGTGTAGGCGGGGCAATTTTCCCGCGATCAGGACAGTATAGAGCTGCGGAGCTACCAATAATTGCGGCTGCAGGGGCATTGGCAGCCCGAGCGGCCAGCATTGCCGGATTGGGTGCAACAGGCTGGGGTGCCACATATCCCTGCGGTACCATTCACGCCGGGGAGGCGGCCTGATGTATTTCCATGCGCTTTATGCGGGCACAGTACCCTGGGCTGATAGCAATGGGAGTATGATTTCGGTATTTGCTAGGGCTTCGCCAGCCATGTCGGCCGGGGAAGCTAATCCTCCTCGGGCGGGAACGATGCCTTTTGTTTCTTCCCGGGGAGCCCTAGCGCCAGCGGGAACGGTTGCTTCTGGCTCCGCCCAAGCCGGGCAAGGTTATACATTCCCGTGCGGCCCATACCATGCCGGGGAGGAGGTGGCATAGGTGCTTACATCCCACGCGCTGGAGGCCTTGGCCAAGGCGCTTGACGACCTGGTCGCATCGGCTGACTACACAATTGGCGGTCAGACGTATCAGACTAAAATACGGCGCTCGATAGTTTCTGGAACTACGGTACGCAAGCATATCTACCTGACCCAGGAGGACCCGGTTGGCACTGTAACGCGAGCCAGGCTCCTAGATGCCGACGGCCAGGTGGTGGCAGAAAGAACTGACCAGCAAGAGCATGAAGAAGGCAAAGGACTTCTTTTAGAGTTTAGGTTTACTATTTCCGAAGCTTAAGGAGGTGGAATGAATGCCTATAGCCGACCTGCGCAACCACGCATATGAACCCACTGAGTGGGAGGACCGGGTAGTCGACCAGGTAAGCGGCGAGGTTCTGGTAGAGGGCACGCCGGTGAACGAGGTAAATTTAAACAACATCGAATCAGCCTTACTACTAGCGCATTTGGACATTGGCTCCCTGGCAGGTTGCATGGCCGCCCTGGTCAGAAGCCTATTGAGCGAATTGGACAAGTATAAGCGCCAGAGGTTCATCCAGGGTCAGGCCACTATTACTGGATCTGGTGGAGAATATTTCGTCGATTCCGAGCCGTTCGTGACTGTGAGTTTGCCCACGGATGCCCTGGCGCAGTTGAACGCGCCGAACTATGATGTGCTAATCACGCCCATCAGTGCCAGTGACTGGGGAGCGATAGGCGAGCTGATCGTTTATGACAAGGCGCAGAACGGGTTTAAGGTCAAGATGACCGGTTCCGCGGAAAGTGTAACATTTATATGGACTATCATCAACCCATCCATTAGGTAGTAGGTAGGAGGTGGACTCAGTGATAATTACGCACTTAAACGAAGGCCCGAAGGCGGAATACAGCCTTAACGGTACGGTTCTAACGGTGCACGGAGTTTCCGTGGACCTGGCGGCCAGGCAGAGAGATGTCCAAACGGTGATAGACATCAGCCTCGGCTCCGATTTTGCGACGGCTGCTGAAGGAACGGGGGCCTGGTACGTAGCCACCATAGTTATTCCGCCCCGGGAGTACGACCTAGTAGATACCGGGCAGGTGGATGAAAACGGGAACCCGGTTATGACGCCAGAACCGAAGCCGTTAGATATGAACAAAGTCGAACTACGCCTGTGGGCGTTGCCCAGGCAATAAACCAAGGAGGTAGAGAATATGCCGTTCGTGTTTAGCATTAAAGACTCCTACCGCCAGGCCGTGGAGGCGGCCACCGGAGGAAAATGTACCGTTATGTATGATGATCAGGGGTATCCGTCTATCATGGTGCGGATACCTAAGTTTTATCTCGATGAAGTGATTGCCGGCGCTCCGCACCAGGTGCACCCGGCGTTTATTGTTAACGGCATCGAGAAGTCCGAGATCTGGATCTCGAAATACCTCAATGTAGTGCACAACGGCCGTGCATATTCCCTGCCCGGCCAGGACCCGGCACATTACGTAAACTTCGACACTGCCAGGAACTACTGCTTTGCTAAAGGTCCCGGCTGGCACCTTATGACCAACGCCGAGTGGGCAGCCATCGCTCTCTGGTGCAGAAAGGCTGGATTAATGCCTAGGGGCAATACGAGTAACGGGGCATCCTCCGATGCACCCTATGAGCGCGGAGTGCTAGCTTCAACCAATGAAAGTGGTGCTTACCGGACGCTGACTGGATCCGGGCCCGCGACCTGGAATCATGACGGTACGCCAGAAGGCATCGCGGACCTGTGCGGCAACGTCTGGGAGTGGGTGGACGGGCTCAAGCTGGTAAACGGCAAGATTTACGTCCACAATGACAACGATTACGACACCGGCAATAGTGAGGGGAATGTGGACGGCTGGGTGGATATGTTGCTCTATTTCGATAACACCACAGCTGGTGACGCAGATACTACGAGCCACGACGTTGGCGGTGACCCCATTCTTTCTAGCGATCGCACCAACCCGATGTATACAGGCGGCGATGTAAACGACTACTACGGTTACAGTTATGTTAATTTTGAGGCGCTAACTGCAGAAGCAGACGTCACAGTGCCGGATCTTCTTAAATACTTGGCAATATTCCCAGCCGATGCTGGCAACCATGGCGGCGACGGCCTCTGGGTGCGTAACTACGGCGAGCGCCTCCCGATCCGGGGCGGGCATTGGGGCGATGGGTCCTCTGCGGGGGTCTTCGCCCTGTCCCTGAACTTCGCCGCTCGGACTCGGGCTACAGCCTCGGCTTCCGCGCGGCTTTTATTCCCGTGTAATCTGGGTTCTGAAACCTGAAATCTGCTGGGCGGGCGACAGCCCGCTCTCCCAGTTCTTGAACACGGGGGTAAAAGCCTTGGCTGAGGAGTTGAAGGTTCTACAAAAAACCTACGACATGATCCAGTACGGATACATTTGCCTGCGGCAGTACCCCAAAAGCGAGAAACACACTTTGGCGGCCGAGACCAAGCGGGCCATGTTTGAGTTGCTAAAGGCCATCATCATGGCCAATAGGCGATACTACAAGAAGAACGCAATCCAGGAGGCTGACGTCCAGTTAGAAATCCTCCGCCATTATATACGGCTTGCAAAGGACCTGGAGTTTCTACCCATCAAAAAGTACGAGAACTGGTCTAAGATGACCACAGAAATAGGGAAAATGATTGGCGGCTGGCTTAAGTCAGCCCGTTAATCATTTTGGGGAGAAAGCCAAAGCGCCTCCCGATCCGGGGCGGGAATTGGGACAATGGGTCCAATGCGGGGGTCTTCGCCCTGAACCTGAACAACGCCCGCTCGAACTCGGACAACAACATCGGCTTCCGCGCGGCTTCGCCCTGTAGCCAGAAGTGGCCGGCTCACGGGCCGGCCTCCAGCGCGCAGGGGTAAAGGGGCTTTCTTCCCTGCCGCGCTCCCGCCAAAGCTCGGGACCGGCAAAAAACTGAATTGCCGGGAAGGCAGTTAGTAACCCGTGAGGGCGAAGGGTGCCACGCCCGGCGCCTCTTTTTAGAGGTGATGACATGAAGAAACTTAAGGGGCTATATCCCAAGGTCTACGATTTCGAGAACCTTCTGGAGGCCTACAAGGAGGCCCGTAAATGCAAAAGGTTTCAGGACGAAGTCCTGGCGTTTACCCGCAACCTCGAGGAAAACCTGATCAGCATCCAGAACGAGCTGATCTGGAAAACCTACAAGGTAGGCCGATACAGGGAATTTTTCGTCTACGACCCGAAGAAACGGCTGATTATGGCATTGCCATTTAAGGACCGGGTGGTCCAGTGGGCCATCTACAGGGTGCTTAACCCGCTTTTGGAGCGGCGCTATATCTCGGACAGTTACGCCTGCAGGGTGGGTTACGGGACCCACCGGGCAGCGGACAGACTTCAATACTGGCTCCGGTATCTGGCCAGAAGATACCCCAGGGTATACGTCCTTAAGCTGGACATAAGCAAGTATTTCTACCGGGTAGACCACGACGTTCTCATGGGGATCTTACGGCGGATAATAGCCGACGAGGACATGCTCTGGCTGCTAGAGACCATCGTTCGGTCAGAGGACACCAAATTTGGCATCCCCCTGGGCGACCACGGCTTCGAGTGCGAGAGGGTCGAGGGGGTCGGGATGCCTATTGGCAACCTAACAAGTCAAATGTTTGCCAACCTTTATCTGAACGAGCTGGACCAGTACGCCAAGCACATCCTGAAAGTCCGGTATTATATCCGCTACATGGACGATGTGATCATTTTGCACCCGGACAAGAAATATCTCTGGCGGCTCAAGGAAGAGATCGGCGCTTTTCTGCAGGACCATTTGCACCTGGTGCTCAACGACAAGACTACCGTCCGGACGGCGGACCAGGGGATTGACTTCTGTGGCTACCGGATATGGCCCACCCACCGCAAGCTCCGCAAGAGGACGGCCCTTAAAATGAAGCGGCGCCTGAAATACCTTCAGAGGGCTTATGCCCGGGGCGAGGTCAGCTTTGACGAGGTGAACGCCAGCGTGCAGTCCTACCTCGGGCTGCTCAAGCATTGCAACAGCTACAAGCTGCGAAAGAAGTTGTTTGACGACCTTGTTTTTGTACGAGGAGGGGATGCCGGTGAGAAAAACGATGATAACCTGGCCAGGAGGTGAGGCCCATGCCTGGGCCTGATCTCGCGCAATATGGTATTGCATTCTTCACGGTGGCAGGTTTGGTTTTCCTGGTAGCCCAGTGGTTCAAGCAAAAGAGTGACCAGGAGTTAGCCGAGGTGGTCCAAAACAATACCAAGGCCTTAGAGCAGTTAACTACCTTGATCCAGGTGGCGTTAGCCCGGCAGGAGGCTAAGATAGACGAGCTGCTCGAGCGGGCCAGGCGGTGAAAAAAGGGGTGAGAGCATGGCCAAAATCAAATGGGTAGGTTCGCCAAACTATAGTAGCCGCAATGGGAGAAAAATTGTTACCATAGTTGACCATATCACCGCTGGACTGATGCCTGGGTGCTTAAGTTGGATGCAGAACCCTAAAGCCCAGGCAAGTGCCCATTACCTAGTCACCAGGAATGGCGAAATCTACCAGCTTGTAAAGGAAGAATACGCCGCCTGGCACGCCGGAGCGGTAAATAAGCCGTCCTGGTCGTTATATGACGGCACGAACCCCAACTGCTATACCATAGGCATAGAACACGAGGGTTATCCGGATGAAGAGCTTACCGAAGCGCAATATCAAGCAACCTTGTGGTTACACCGTGATCTGATTAATAAGTACTCGATACCAATAGACACTGAGCACATCATAGGACATTACCGTATAGACAGCGTTAATCGGCCTAACTGCCCAGGGCCTAAATTTCCCTGGGACAGGCTGTTTAACGATTTACGGATGGGGGCGATTGACGTGGCTCTAGAAAAATGGATGATTGAGGGTGGGCAAGCCGCAATAAAAGATCTGGCGGCCAAAGGGCTTATTGCAAACCCGGAACGGTGGAGTTCCGAAGAAGAGCTGGCGAAGTCTGTGCCTGCCTATTTGTTTTGGATTATGTTGAGTAGAATCGTGAACTACAAAGCCCGGGAAGTGATAAAATGAAGTTTTCCAAGTTTATCGTCACTCTTGTGGTACTATTAAACATAATTTTCACGCTGGCTTTTTTGTATGCTTTTATGAAAGTTGGTGCCGAACCGACAGCCTTAATAGCAGCATGGTTTGCTTTTACGACGGGGGAATTATGGTTCTTGGCCGGCATTAAAAAGAAAGAGGTGGAAAGTGATAACAGTAATTATGAAAGGGGCGGCATATAATGCTTAAGCAAAAACTAACATCAAGGAAATTCTGGGCTGCCGTAGCCACGGCGGTCTTTATTGTTCTTTCCGAGGGGTTAGGGCTAAACATTGATAAAGACCTCTATTGGAAGCTTGTAGCTTTGGCCTTGGGATACACTTTTGGCGAGGCAGTTGTGGATGTGGCCCGGGCAAAAGGGGATAATTCCACCAGCGAAGGAAGTGCAGGTAGTGACAATAGCTCTGGCGAATAACGTTTGCCCGATTTGTGGTAGCGAGTGGGGGGGCTCCGGCGGGGAGCTATGCCCTGACTGCCAGCTCGATCAAGCCTTGCAGGAGGTGGCGGCTGGTGCTACTCCAGATGAAAACTAGCCGCGACCTCTATTATGCCGGTGAGTTGGTCGAGGTGGACAAAAATACCGCTGCCGAGTGGATCGCCGCCGGCCTGGCCGAGCCGGCAGTGTGCCCGGAGTGCGGGGCGCAGCTGGAGGCGCGGGGATGGGGAGCGGTTTGCCCGGAGTGCGGAAATCGGAAGTGGGAGAGTATTGCATAAAAAAGCGGCAGGAGTTAAACCTGCCGCGTAGAATATAACGATAAAGGTCGACGCCGGGGAAGCCCCCGGTGAGGTTATCTACAAGTTATGCACTATTATCCACGGTTCCACCCCGGCCAGGACGGCCGGGGGTTTTGTTTTTTAATTAAAAACTAGCCGGGGTTTATGCCCCGGCTTTCAATAATTGCCTAAGAAACCTTATAATAAATTCTGCTACAATTTCCCAATCAGCCGGATCGTCAGAATAAATCCTCTCTATTTCCATCTCCATGAGGCCACCCTCCCCGGTGCCGGATTGGTATAATATATTCAAGGCATGAGTTGTCCAAAAACAGGCATAAAATGGTAACGGGAGGGCACCGGGATGGCTAAAGCAGCTATCTACTGCCGGGTATCTTCGGAGGAACAAGCCGAGAGAGGGACAATTGAAGGCCAGGTCCAATATGCAAAAAAATACCTGGACCTCCATGGGCCGGAGGCCGGAATAACAGAATGGGAATTCTACCTTGATGAAGGAGTTTCCGGCACTGTAGCCCTCCCCGACCGGCCGGCCGGCGCCCGCCTGGTGGCCGATGCCCGGGCCGGAAAGTTTCAGGTGCTCTACGTTTACCGGCTGGACCGCCTGGCCCGGAGTGTAAAGCATGTATTGGATACATATGATCTTCTTGAGAAGCAGGGTATCGCCCTCAAAAGTATGACCGAGGCCTTCGATACCGGCACCCCGACTGGGAAGTTCTTCATGACCCTTCTCGCCAGCATAGCAGCCCTGGAGCGGGATACTATCCTGGAACGCACCCAGATGGGCAAAGACCGAAAGGCGCGCCAGGGGAAATGGGTCACGGGAATGCCTCCCTTCGGGTACCGGATCGGGGCCGACGGGTCCCTGGAGGTCTACAAGGAAGAGGCCGAGACGGTCCGGTTGATTTTCCGCCTCTACCTTGATGGCATGAGTACCATTGACATCGCCAAATATCTCAATGCCCGCGGCATCCCTACCCCGGCCAAATCCAAACGGACAAAAAACAAGAGTACTGGGAAGTGGCACGCCGGGCATATCTCTATCATTCTCCGGACCGAAGCCTATACGGGTACCTATACCTACTTAAAGCGGTCTAAACGCCGGAAGGATACTATTGAAATACCAGTACCGGCCATTGTGTCCGAAAAAGACTTTGTTACGGTTCAGGCCAAGCTTATAGAAAACGCCGACGCCGCCCGGGGGAGCCGGGGGCGTAACTACCTGCTTCGGGGACTTATCTTCTGCGGCAACTGCGGCCGGCGGATGGTCGGCAGTTCAGGCATGAGTAAAGAGGGGCGGGTTTACTATCGCTGTACCGGCGCCATAAACACAGGTGCTGGCCGGCTATGCAACGCGAAGATGATCCGGGCCAGGGACATTGAACAAGCCGTTTGGCAGGATATTGAGGAGTTTGCTAAGGATCCGGGAAAAGTCCGGGAAATTATGGAGGCTAAAATTAAAGAGAACAAGCAGGAATTGGACCCGGTAAAAGATGAGCTGGCGGGGCTGGAGAAAGCAATCCTCGAGAAACAGGCGGCCAGGGGCAAGGTGCTATCATTCTGTGCCCGGGGTGTAATCTCGGACCAAGAAGCCGAGGAGGAATTAAAAAACCTGGGCCGTGAGATTGAGACCCTGGTAGCCAGGCGAGATTTTCTTTTCAGCAAGCAGCAATCGGCCCAGCAGTTTGAGACTGAAGCCCTCACCGCCCAGGTTCTTATGGAGGACCTGGCGAAACGTCTGCAGGACGTTACTGATGAGCAAAGGGGAGAGATTATACAGGCCCTGGTTAAACGAATTGACGTTTATACTATCGAGGAAGATGGGAAGCGCCGGTCCAAGGTGGTCATCCAGTACAGGTTTGGGCCAGGCTCGGAAATGGCGTTGTATGGTTCTAAGACTAACAGGAAATGCTAAAATGTGATGAGAAATTTCTGTATAATCTCCTCAGCCTCTCCCAGGAGGGCAACTTTAAAGCCGGCCGTTTTGCTTTGATCTCAGCGGATGAGGTAATAATTGCCCACACCAATGAAGCAGAATACCGGGCCTTTATCAGCAACCCCAAGAATGAAGCCCTGCAGTCAAGGATTATGGTTATTGCTATTCCCTATAACCTGAAGGTGCGGGATGAGGTAAAGATTTATCAAAAACTGATCCGCCAGAGCGATATTACCGTCCACATTGCCCCCTTTGCCCTTCATGCGGCAGCCATTTTCTCCATCCTGTCACGCTTAAAGGAATCGAAAAAACAGGGTATGGACCTCTTGAAGAAGATGAAGCTTTATGACGGCGAGGATGTTGAGGGCTTTAAGCAAAAGGACGTCCTGGAACTCATGAATGAAGTCGAGGGGGAGGGGATGAGCGGTGTCGACCCCCGCTATGTCATCAACCGCATTTCCAGCGCCCTGATAACTGCCGACACCCGCTGCATCAATGCCCTGGATATCCTGAGGGCTTTGAAGGACGGCCTGGATCAGCATCCTTCCATAACTAAAGAAGATAAGGAACGCTTCATCAATTTCATTGCCATGGCGCGCCAGGAATACGACGAATACGCCAAAAAGGAAGTCCAGCGGGCCTTTGTTTACTCCTATGAAGAATCGGCCCGGGCCCTGTTTAACAACTACCTGGATAATGTGGAGGCCTATGTCAACAAGACCAAAGTCCGCGATCCCATTACCGATGAAGAGATGGATCCTGATGAAAAGCTCATGCGCTCTATTGAAGAACAAATCGGCGTTACTGAGAACGCCAAGAAGGCCTTCCGGGAAGAGATCCTCATCCGCCTTTCTTCCTATGCGCGTAAGGGCAAGACCTTTGACTATAACTCTCACGAGCGCCTGCGGGAGGCCATTGAGAAAAAGCTTTTTGCCGATATGAAGGATATTATCAAGATTACCACTTCCACCCGGACGCCGGACCCGGAGCAGTTGAAGCGCATTAACGCCGTTGTCGACCGCCTCATTTCCCAGCACGGCTATTGCCCGGTCTGCGCCAACGAGCTGTTGAAATACACCGGCAGCCTCTTAAACCGCTAG